GGAAGTTTGATGACTCGCACCAACGCTACGGCATGGTTGCTCAAGAGTTGTTGTCCGTTGCGCCAGAGGCGGTATATAAGCCAGAAGATCCTGATGACATGATGGCCGTGGACTACAGCAAACTTGTCCCGATGCTTGTGAAGGAAATTCAATCGCTGCGTGCGCGTGTCGCACAACTGGAGAGCAAATAAATGTCTACTGTAATCACATGGAACATCTCGGTTCTTAACTGCATCCCGCAAACCGCAGAGGGCGCGGATTACGTCATCTGCTGTCACTGGCAGTGCAACGGCGTAGACGGCCAATACAACGGCAGCGTCTACTCGACCTGTTCGTTTCCCGTCGTGCAGGGCGAGGCTTTCACGCCTTACGCTGATTTGACGCAGGATCAAGTGCTGGGCTGGATTTGGGCCAACGGCGTGGATAAGGCCGCGACCGAGGCTGCGGTCGAGGGGCAGATTCAAAACCAAATCAACCCGCCCATCGTGTCGCCGCCGCTGCCGTGGGTGACGCCATGATTAAACTAGAACTGTCCATTGAAGAAGTGAACGCAATCCTGCAAGTGCTAGGCGACTTGCCGAGCAAGACGGGGGCGTGGCCGCTCATCGTCAAGATCAAGGAGCAGGCCGAGCCGCAGGTGCCAAAGCCGGATGAAGTGAAGCAATGACCACCGTGCAAGAACTGGAAGTGACCGTAACCAGCCACATTGATGTCTGTTCGGTACGGTACGAAGCGATCCATGCGCGTTTAAAGCGTCTGGAGAGGCTCGTGATCTCAGTCGGAGGCACGGTCATTCTGGTGCTGGTCGGCGCGTTGGGTTCCATGGCAATGATGCTGGTGGAGGCATTGCAAAAGTGACTGAGACGACCGACATCGAAATGTTCAAGGCGCAGGTGCGAGCCGAGTTGAATCGGCTTGAGGCGCAATCCTCGGCAAAAGAAGTCGCAGGCAAGGCCATTGGCAAAGATGGCCTCAAGTACATCACGGTCATCGTGGTCATCGGTGTCGTTTCCAGTCTTGCTTTGGAAGGCGAGAAGATTGCGGCGGTAATGGGCCTATTGGGCGCGTCACTGACCGCGCTGATCTCCATGCTCAACAACATTGCCGGGGCTAACGAAAAGGAAGACAAGCCCGAGTTTGGCGTAATCAAAGAACTGATTAACAAACTGGATCGACTTGACCGTAAGGAAATGCCGATGCGTGTCGATGTCGAGGGCGACCATGTGACTGTCACGAAGGGTGACGATGTGGTGAGGGCGTCCAAGTGAACATGCAGAAGATTGTGGATATGCTGTTCCCAGTCCTGCTGGCTGCTGTCGGCTGGCTGCTTGCGGAAATCGCATCGTTCAACAATCGTCTGATCGCCATTGAGTCCAAAATCCCTATCCTAATCACCGAGGATGGGGTGCCTACCGATAGCCCGTTAAGCGCGTCCCGTCGTCAAGAACTGAAAGACGACATCATGGAGGACATCCATGACTTGCAAGTGCGCGTCAAACTGATGGAGGAACGCAACAAATGATGACCATGATTAGCACCTTTCTGTCGTTCCTTGCGGGTGGACTGCCCAAGATTCTGCAAATCTTCCAAGACCGGCAGGACAAAAAGCACGAACTTGCTTTGGTCGCAGCCCAGAAAGAGCGCGAGTTAGCATTGGCAGAGCGTGGGTTTATCGCGCAGGCACGGGTTGAGGAAATCAAACTGGAGCAAATCCAGACGCAGACGGCTGGCGAGGAGAGGCAGGCTTTGTACCAGCACGACATCGAAATTGGCAAGGGTGCGAGTCAGTGGATGATTAACCTGCGAGCCAGCGTCCGTCCTGTTGTGACCTACATTTTCGTGCTGGAGTTGGTTGCGCTGAACGTGGCTGGCGTTTGGTATGCCTACACAACCGGCATTCCCTTTGCGATTGCGATGGAAAACGTATTCAGCGACGATGAGATGGCAATTCTGGCGTCCATCATTGCGTTCCATTTTGGTGGCAGAGCGTTCTCGCAAAAGTGAAGGTTAGCCCTGAACTGATTAAACTTGTAAAGCACCACGAAGGGGTGAGGACTAAGCCTTACCGTTGTCCGGCGCTGTTGTGGACGGTGGGGTGCGGACATGTGATTGATCCGACTCACGCGGCGGTGAAGTATGAGGAGCGCAAGAGTCTACCGGTACCCGCAGGCTGGGATCGCACCCTCACGATGGACGAGGTGGATCGGATTCTTTCTCAAGACCTTGGCCGGTTTGAGCGTGGCGTGGTTCGACTTTGCCCTGCTGCTGTTGGTCGTCAGGGAGTCTTCGATTCTCTCGTCAGTTTTGCCTTCAACGTGGGTCTTGGCAATCTCCAGCGTTCTTCCCTTCGGATGAAGACCAACCGGGGTGACTTTGAAGAAGCGGCAGAAGAATTCATGAAATGGACGAAGGCGGCTGGGCGTGTATTGCCCGGTCTTGTCAAACGCCGTAAAGATGAGCAGGCTTTATATTTGTCGGGAGTTGCCTAGATGCCCCTACAAAAACTTGAATTGCGCCCCGGCGTAAATCGTGAATCAACCTCCTATGCCAACGAAGGCGGGTTCTTTGCGGGCGATAAAATTCGTTTCCGCTCTGGCTACGCGGAGAAACTGGGCGGTTGGACCAATATCACCAACGGCGGTAATACGTTTAAAGGCGTAGCCCGAATCCTGTGGAATTGGATTTCTACACTCAATCAGAATCTTCTGGGTGTCGGTACTAACCAGAAAGTTTATACAGAACTGGGCGGCGTTTATTACGATATTACGCCCCTTGCCGCATCCCTTACGTTATCTTCCGACCCGTTTTCTACTACATCAGGTAGTCGTCTAGTCACGGTAACGGCCTCGGCCCACGCGTCAGCGGTTGGTACTTACGTCAATTTTAGCGGGGCTACAGCGGTAGCGAGTCTTACAATTAATGGGGACTACCCCATTCAGTCCGTTCCAACTTCTAATACTTTCACAATCTACGCCTCCGCTACGGCGTCCTCTACTGCGACGGGCGGAGGATCGCTTGTTATTGCCAAGTTCGATATCGATGCAGGCACTGCCATATCCACGACGCAAGTCGGCTGGGGTGGGCCTCCGTGGGGCGAAGGGGGTTGGGGATCAAGCACGGGGGCAGGCGTCCCGTTGCGTCTTTGGTCTATGTTTAATTACGGGAATGACCTCATATTTGCCGAGCGTAACGGGGCGATATACTTTTGGACGCTAGATACGACGAGTTGGAGTCGGGCTATTCCCCTTGCCGATAAAGCCGATGCCACAACTAAATGGGAAGCAACCGCAGCGTTTGCTTCAGGCGTAACTACTATTGTGGTGGATGACGCCACAGGGATTAACACTGGCGCAGTCATTTCAGGTAGCGGCATCGTGACCGGCACATACGTCACGACAGCATGGGATGGGTCTACTTCGGTAACGATTTCTACGGCGACAAACGCCTCGGCCACAGTGTCGGCTTTGGCATTTAGTTACGCAGGACAACATGTCCCTAAAGAAGTTCTAATGGTGATTGACTCGCCGGTAAATGACTTTGTGATCTGTGCTGGGGCCACGCCGTATAACCCGATTGATTTTCAAACGACGTTTAATCCGCTCCTTGTTCGCTGGTCTGACCAGAGTAATGCGTTTGAGTGGGTGCCGGAAGTCACTAACCAGTCTGGAGAACAGACGCTCTCGCACGGCTCGTACATAGTTACGGCGCTTAATACTCGTCAGGAGATCTTGATTTGGACAGATACAGCCATCTTCTCAATGCAGTATCTAGGACCACCGTTTGTCTGGGGCTTTAATCTTCTTGACCAAGACGTATCAATTGCTTCGCAAAACGCGGCAATTACGGTCAACAACGTGACCTATTGGATGGGGCGGGATAAGTTCTTCATGTACACGGGGCGGGTCGAGACGCTGCCTTGCACCCTTCGTCAGTTCGTCTATAGCGACATTAACCTCGACCAGTTGGATCAAATCTGTTCTGGGGCAAACGAAGGGTACAACGAGGTATGGTGGTTCTATCCGTCTCTCAATAGCCTCGTGAATGACCGCTATGTCATTTATAACTATCTTGAACGTGTTTGGTACTACGGCAATTTGAACCGTACCGCGTGGTCTGAACACACTCAGCGGCAGTATCCGATGGGCGCGTTTTCGATCCAGATTGGGTATTTAGCGACTTCGATTAACTCATTGGTGACGACGATTGCTCTGACGGATGCGTCTAGTTACCCCAATGCGGGTACGGTTGTTATTGACTCGGAGCAGATTACGTATACGTCTAAAGACGGTAATACCTTGATAGGCTGCGTTCGTGGCGCGAATAGCACGACGGCTGCTTCGCATGAACAGTACACGATGGTTGAGTTAAGAGTGCCGAACCAAGTTCTCTATCACGAATTTGGCAATGACGACGCGTCAGTGACCCCAGCCCTGCCGATTGAGGCGTTTATTGAATCGTCTGATTTCGACATCCAAGACGGTCAGAGTTTTGGCTATGTCTGGCGCATCTTGCCTGACCTTAACTTTACGGGGTCAACAGGCAGTAGTCCGAGCGTTACGCTGACGGTTAAGCCAAGGCAGAACTCGGGTTCAAACTACACCGCAGCAGATCAGCCGGTGGTTACGCGCACCTCGACGATACCGATTCAGCAGTACACGGGGCAGGTCTACACTCGTATCCGAGGTCGCCAGATGGCGTTCCGTGTGGACTCGACTGACTTAGGCGTTGCTTGGCAAATGGGCATGATGCGAATTGATGTTCGACCGGATGGACGTCGATGACCGTCGCACGTGGCATATCTCCGCCAAACCTACCGGTTGCACCGGCGGATTATAGTGTCCGTTATCAGGATCAGTTTAGTAATGTCTTGCGGCTTTTCTTTAGTCAGGTAGCCAACCGGGTTAATTCACCGACCGCACACGCTTCGTATTTTGATACGACGACGCAGCCGAATCCGGTTGCGGATGCGGTTAATTTATTTACTTACAATTCAGTCGTTACCCAGCAGGCTGTTAATCGCGGCGTACCCACATCTAAAATCTTCGTTGCTCAGACGGGTATTTATAACTTTCAGTTTTCTGCCCAATTAGATAAAACGGGCGGTTCGGCAAGCGCCGTATATATCTGGCCCCGAATTAACGGGGTAAACCTGCCGGACTCGGCTACCAAGATCGTTATTGACGGCCCCAACAACGAGATTGTGGCGGCGTGGAACTTTGTGCTTGTGCTGCAGGCAAACGACTATTTTGAGTTGGCTTGGCAGTCTTCGGACATCAACGTGGTTATCCCGTATGTAGCCGCGACTGGTAACATTCCAGCGATCCCGTCCATCATTCTGACAGTGGTGTGGGTATCAAACTACGAGGCAAATGAGTAAACATCTATGAACCAGCAACCTCCCGCAGCAGGACTTGCGTCCCTCCTTGCCTCCCAAGGCCGTGGACCAGATAGCACACTTGTCCACATGTCACCTGAAGAAGTACGCAATCTTCAGTTTTTGGCTCGCGCTCAAGGTATGGAGATGCCGCGTAATCCTGCTACGGGACTGCCGGAAGCCGGGTGGCTTACTAATATATTAAACACCGTAGTCAAAGGCGTTCAGTCTGTTGGAAAGACTCTCATCCAAAACCCGCAAACGACCGCCATGCTTGCCGGAGCCGCGTATGGCGCGGTGAAGGGAGATCTGCAAAAAGGTCTTGAGGCAGGCATGAAAGCCTATGCCGGTACGCGGATTCTTGGAGGTCTTGCAGAAGAAGCCCAGCGTAGGATTCCGGGGATCGCCGGTCCAACTGGGTATAGAGAACGTCCTCCCGGTCCTGAAGATTTTGGTGAGATTGCCCCCGGTATTGGCGTTGAACCGGTAAAACCCACAGTACAGCAGCCTCTGGGCAAAGATGTTTCTAGTGGTCTGCGTGGACTTCTAGGCGCTCCGCAACAGGGCGGCCAGCCCAAAGGGCTTTTCGGGCTCACCAAAGACCCGATCATGCAGGCTATTACGATGTACGCCTTGAACAAGGCGGAGCAGAAGATGAACCCGCGAGGCGGGATGCCTAAGCCGACTCCGGTTGGGTATAGGAATGTTCAGTACAGCCCCGGTCGAGTCAACCCGCGTTTTGGTGAGCCGGGCCAACCGTACTTTATTGAAGGCGGTTACGCTGATTACGGCTACGGCACTGAATATCCGGGCTATACGCAGAACCCGCAACAAGGGATGCGGCAGAGTTCGCCGTACCAGTCTCCTCCACCAGAACGTCCACCTGATGAGGAAGAAGATTATTACCGACGCGGTATGGCGGTTGGCGGGGTAGTGCCACAGCCGAATTTTTCTTATCCGATGGTCCGCACACAGGGTAACGGGTATGAGCCTAAAGTAGACATTTACACAGGCGAAGAAACCTTCGCTGAAGGTGGTACTGCTGATTCTGAAAAAGCCAAAGAGGAGTATTTCAAAAGCCTCCTCCCTTTCGCCCCCGCCCTGCCTGAATGGTATCGCGCCGCTGCCGAATCTGGCAGCGCCCCAGTTCAGGGCGAAGATGACTTAAAGCGCCATCCGGTTAATCGACTTCCTCAGCCTGCTCCGACTGGAGTGAAGGCTGATACCAATGGTATGCCGTTCGATCAAGAACTCGCCGATTGGTATCAGTCTTTGCTCAGACCGCCGACTGCCGCGAAGCCGATGGATCTGAATCTTGATGAGTATTTAAGAACCACTCCGCAACGTGCGGAGACTGTTTATGGCCCAGTAGTTAAATATCCGTGGGAGCCTCCCACGACTCCAACCCCCGCACCGCCTCCGTCTAAACCCGAGTGCCAGCCGGGCTTTACTTTTGATTTTGCCAGATGGGAAGCGGGGCTTGATCCCTGTGTAAAGAGTCCCGGCACTGGGGGCGGCGATGGTGGCGGCGATGGCGGCGGATCTGGTCCGGGTACCGGCGGTGGTACAGGTCCGGGTACAGGTGGCGGAGGTACTACGCCGGGCGGTGATACTGGCGGAACTACGCCTGCTCCGGCTCCAACCCCGGCTCCAACCCCTACACCCGCGCCTACGCCCGCTCCGACTCCTACACCGGAGCCTACACCTACACCTACACCCGCGCCTACGCCCGCTCCGACTCCTACACCGGAGCCTACACCTACACCTACACCCGCGCCTACGCCCACTCCGACTCCTACACCGGAGCCTACACCTACACCCACTCCAACCCCTGCGCCGGAACCCGCTCCTACTCCAACCCCTGCGCCGGAGCCTGCACCTACACCTACTCCGACCCCACCGGAGGAGGAAGAACCATTACTCAAGACCTGTCCTGACGGGTCTATTGTTCCCTCATGGGAAGTCTGCCCGACTCCAGCCCCCGAACCTACACCTACTCCGACTCCCGCGCCGGAGCCTACGCCCGCACCCACTCCGACTCCTACACCTGAACCTACACCCGCACCAACACCTACTCCAACCCCTGCGCCGGAGCCTGCACCTACACCTGAACCCACTCCGACTCCTACACCCGTACCGACGCCTACTGAGCCGGAGCCTACGCAAGATCCCCGATGCGCTGAACCGGGGTATGTCTATGACTATGAGATAGGCCGGTGCCGATTTAACGGAGTCAGTGATACTGACTGTCAGGCGCAGTACGGTAATGAATACGAATATGACCCGCGAGCAGACGGTGGGCTAGGTGCTTGCCGTAAAAAACAAAGTCCTGCACCGGCTCCAACGCCCGCACCCACGCCTACCCCCGCACCTACTCCGGCCCCTTCGCCAGAGACGCTGCTTAAAAGATGCCCAGATGGCTCGCTTATTCCATCTTGGGAGAATTGCCCTATTAGGGAGACGCCAACCCCGGCTCCGACTCCCGCTCCGACTCCTGCTCCAACTCCTGCTCCAACCCCGGCTCCGACCCCTGCACCGGAACCCACCCCGGCTCCGACCCCTGCGCCGGAACCCACCCCTGCGCCAACTCCCGAACCAACACCTACTCCGACACCCGAACCTACTCCAACCCCTGCGCCCGGTGGCGGTGGCGGACAAGAACAGTGCGCCCCGGATGAAGTGCAAGTAGGCGACGTTTGCTACGGCAGATGCCCGGATGGTATGACTTACACCCGTGGACTTGGGGAGCCTTCGCCTTGCGGAGTAACCTCCGAACCCGCTCCGACTCCTACGCCGGAGCCTACACCTGAACCCACTCCAACGCCGACCCCAACTCCGTCAGAAGGTAGGGTGCCTAAAAACGCGGATGGGTCATGCCCGTTTGGATACTCAAAGCAATTCATGGGCTACGACGGTGACGGTAACCCGATTTATTCTGACGACTGTGCGCCGATTCCTGAAGGTCGTGAACCGAGTGGGGACGCACCTGATTATGGCAACGTACCGCAACCGCAGTGCTCGTTTGGGCAGTTTTTTGACGCACGAGTAGGTCGCTGCGTTTGGTGGTGGGAAGATAGTCCTGCTGGAGAAGATGGACTTTGTTATGACGAACGTGGGGTTCCTTATGAGGCTGACCCATGGCTAGGATGTTATAAAGATTTATCAGATGGTAAAGGCGGGTTTGCTGGAGGACATGTGAAAAAAGGACGTATTAGAAAGTATCAAATGGGCGGAATAGCCGATTTGCCTAGGATTGGCGGAGCGCGGAACCCCGCTGACGGATACAACTTTGGCTTCGCCCGAGGCGGTATGGCGCCCATGCCGGAATACCAAGCCGGTGGTAAACTCCTGCGAGGACCGGGAGACGGTATGTCTGATGATATTCCTGCCGTGATACGGGGTAAGGGTGTGCAGCGTGCTGCGTTGGCGGATGGCGAGTTCGTTATCCCCGCTGATGTGGTGTCGCATCTTGGCAACGGATCGACTGAGGCCGGTGCTAAAAAACTGTATCAGATGATGGCGCTGATTCGTAAAGCGCGAACGGGTAAGTCAAAGCAAGCCCCGCAAGTTAACGTAGATAAATTTTTACCTGTCCCATCGCGCAAGAAATCACGGCGCTAATGGAGGATTAAATCATGGCTGAATCAACTCCTACATCAACCACCACGATTACTTCTAACATCCCTGAGTGGGCGCGTAAGTACGCCGAAGACTTGCTCGGGTACGGCGCAGCGTTAACTTATCCGAAGCAAAAGATTGACCCGAAAACGGGCAAGCCGATGTTTCAAACTGATCCTTCTACGGGTCAGCCGATCCTAGATAAAGATGGAAAGCAGGTACCGATCCTTGAATCGGGCTTCCGTCCGTATGAGCGCCCGCTTGTCGCTGACTTTAGCGATCTGCAGAAGAAGGCGATGGAGTCTATTGGGGGCATGAAAGTCGCCCCGCAGATCGGTCAGGCTACTGGTCTGGCAGGGCTTGCAGGGCTCGCCGCACAAAAAGCCGGTCAATATGAAGCACTACAGCCGGGTGATTTTTATAAATCTGCTTTTGACGCTCCGGGCGGTCTTGATAAATACATGTCGCCTTACATGCAGGGCGTTGTAGAGCAGCAGAAAAAACAGGCTGTTAAGGACTTTTCCCGGCAGATTCCCGGTATGCGTGCTGCTGGAACACGTGCTGGCGCACTTGGCGGAAGCCGTCAAGCCTTGGCTGAGTTTGAAAGCCGTCGTGGGCTGGCCGATCAAATGTCTAACATTCAAGCCACGGGGCTTCAGAACGCCTACCAACAGGCTGCACAGCAGGCGGCGCAAGACGCACAACTTCGTGCTCAATACGGATTAGCCGGTACACAGTTGGGTGAGCAGTCCCGTCAGTTTGGCGCGGGTCTTGGGCTTCAAGGGCTTCAGCAACAGTTGGCTGCGGCAGGTATGCTCGGCAATCTTGGTCAGCAACAGTATCAACAAGAGTTGGGCATTAATCAGGCGCAACTTGGTGCGGGTGGTCAGCAGCAGAATCTTATGCAGCAGAAACTGGCATCGGATTACCAACGCTTCATTGACGAGATGCAGTACCCGTACAAGCAACTTGAGTTCTTCTCTAATCTTCTGCGCGGTACGCCGTCTTCGGATAAAACTACCAGCATCTACGAGCCGTCTAGCACTTTCGGTATGATTGGCGGTGTGCTGGGTAGCGGCGGTGGTCTCGGCACCTTGTTCGGAGGAAGGTAATAATGGCCGTATCTCCACTTAATCCGCTTGTGCGGACGATGCTCACTTCGCTTCACGGGGCAATGCAGAGGGGTATGCCCGTCGATCAAGCGGCCACTTATGTCAAAGGTATGGCCCAGCAGGGTATTGCCCCGCTGATTGATCTCCCTGCCATGCTCAAGCAGTTTGAGCAGTTGAAGCAACCGGAAACTCAGTCTCCGCAGACCCCGACTATTCGTGAGCAGATTGCCGCTATGGCTCAGGCTCAACAAGGCGGGATGCCTATGGGTGCTATGCAAGGTATGCCGCAGGGCGGTATGCCTCCTCAGATGGCAGGGCAGATGCCGCAAATGCCACAACAACCGCCTCCGATGCAGCAGGGTCTTGGCGCTCTTAATGCAGGGGCGATGGAGAATCCGCAGGGCTTCGCGGGTGGCGGCATCGTGGCGTTTGAAGAAGGTGGGGTGCCTCAGTCTGCGCCGCCCATCGTGGCTGCGAATTTGCAGAAACCGCGCTCGGATCAAGAGTTGTTTAACTACTACGCTAACATTATGGGACAAGGTTACGTCCCGGCGTTTAAGAAAGAAGAAGAAACGTTGGAAGGAATTGAGAAAGAACAAGGTATTGGCGAGTACGCCAAGTCTCTTGAAGAAGAACGTAATTTGTTGAAGACGCAAGAGAAGCGGTCGCTTGAGGAGTTGATGCGGGATAAGGAAAACCTGCGTCGGCAAGAGGCTGCGGATATTGCAGGCTACGCTACTAAGTCGCCTACGCTGTTGATGTCTATGGCTAAAGCCCGTAGTGCAGCGGTAACTCGTGAGCGCGAACTTGAGAAGGAGATTCGCGCTGCTCGTAATGAACGGGAGAAGGCTGCTATTGGTTTGACTAAGGCTAAAGAAACGGCGGTAGCAACGCGCACGACCGCCGCAATGAACCGTGTAGACAAAAATGAACAGCGTTTGATTGACGCTGAAAAGACTCTTAATGATCGTCAATTTGAGCGTGAAAAAATTGCGGAAGAATACAAATTCCGCACCGCTTTGGCCGGGTTTGAAGCCGCATCTCGTATGCAGTTGGCTCAGTATGATCGTGGCACTCAAATTGTTGTTAACGACGCGCGGGCTAGAGTTGAAGCGGGTCGCGGTACTTCAACTGACTACGTGCTTGGCAGCGCTTTGGCTAAGGCTGGGGTTTTAAGAGAACAAGTTGCTATTGAAAAAGACCCGGCTAAGAAGGCTGCGTTGCAGGCTCAACTACAACGTGCGGATGCGGAAGTAACAAAAATAACCGAGTCTCTTCTTTCAACTAAAACATCTTCAAACGGTACAAAAAAAGAGCCAATTAACATACTCGAAGCACAAGGCGGTGGGGCACCTGCTGCTAGTAGTGGCGGTGCTTGGAGCGGTCAGCAAGTTGACTGAGGTATAAAGCGTGCCTAAGTTTTTAGTCACTTCGCCGTCTGGAAAAAAGTATGAAGTTAATGGGCCTCCGGGGGCAACTCTGGAGCAGGCCATTGCCTATGCGAAACAACTTGAGGCACAACAACAAGAGGAAGAAAAAGGCGGCGTAGGCGATAGGTTCATGAGCGGCCTTAAGTCGATGATTTCGAGTGGCCGCACTGCTATTGAATCATTAAGCGATGCCGAGAAAGCCGCACTTGCTGCTGCTGAGCGTAGCAGAGGAATCACTGAAGAGTACGGCGAAGGCGCGAGTCTTGAAAAAGTTAAGCAAGCCTACGGTGAACGTGGCGCGTTAGGCGCTGCGGGCGAAGTTGTCGGCAGTATCCCCGGTGCTATCGCAGAACAGTTGCCGCAGATGGGTGCTACCGTGGCGGGGGCTATAGCAGGTTCGGCTGCTGGCGCTCCACTTGGGCCTATTGGCGCGTTGGTTGGTAGTACAGCCGGTGCCGTTGCTCCGTCTTTCTTGCAGCAGTACGGTTCTAACATTCAGCGTCAGGCCGAAGAAGACATCGCTGCAGGCCGGGATGTGGATATCTCTCGTACAGCCGCCGCTGCCGCTGCTGTTCCGCAAGCCGCGCTTGATGTAGCAAGTCAATTTCTTGTCGTTGGACGAGTTTTAGGTAAAAAACTTTTTGGTGAACTTGGTAAGAAAGTAGACGATTTACTTGCAAAAGGAGATATCGAGGCCGCTGAAAAACTGGCTAAAGAAGGTTTAGTCAAGACAGTAGCCAAAGGTGCCGTCGTAGGTGTGGCTGCCGAAGTTCCCACCGAAGTTGCTCAGCAAGCATTAGAACGCGCTCAAGCAGGACTTCCGCTTACAAGTGATGACGCCATGCGAGAGTATGGCGAGGTTGCGTATCAGACTGGATTGATGGCTCCACTAGGTGCTGTCGGTAGGCTTGCTAGTAGATCTGCTGCTAGGGACAAAGTACAAGAGACTGCTCCTCCTGCTGACATAGTTTCTGAAACGCAAGAAGAAATCGAAGCGGTAAAGAAAGAACAGGAAGCCGCAGCCAAAGCCGCCGAGCCTCCACTGCCTACGTCTTTTGAGGGGGCTTCCCCCGAACTGCGTTCAGTTCTAAATAAACTTGACACGCCAAAGGAGGCGGCTGAGGCGCTTAAATTAGCAGAAGCCGATTTAGAAAGACTTTCGTTTGATCTTGCTGATCCTGCCAAAGTTGAAGAGAACGAAGAAGTTGCTCGTAAGACGGGACTCGATCCTGTTGAGGTTGAACAAAGGCTCCTTGCAAAGGCTGATAGGCTCAAAGAAGCCATTCCTTACATTCGTTTAAGACTTCAAGAACTGTCAGGCACACCGGTATCTCCCCCGCCCGCAGCACCCGTTCCTCCAATTCCGCAAACTGCGACTGCTCAGCAGCAGTTAATACAGACCCCTCCTCCGGTAGTGCCGACCACACCGGCTACGCCGATTACAGGGATTCCGCAGGTAGCAGGAGCGCAGCAGACTCTTCAAATTGATCAGCCGCTGGCAGCGGCTATTGGTGTCCCCGGCGCAGAGACTGCGCCTAAGACTCAACCTGTTACGGTTCCCGCACCGTCAGGAGGTGTTGCTCCCATTCCGCAGGCCGCAGGCGCTCAAGTCGCGCTGCCAATGGAGCCAACCACTGTTGAAGATCCGCTTTATCGACAAGCGGTTGAAGTTGTTCTGCAGTCTGGTAATCCCGCCCCTGCAACGATTCAGAAGGCGCTTAACGTTGGGCTCAAGAAAGCCACTGAACTTCTTAAACGAATGGAACTTGAAGGGGTTGTCACACCTATCAAGAAAGGAAAGCGCAGTATCACGATGGGGCAACCTAGGGAGGCTCCGAGTGTATCCGTCCAAACAACACCAACAGTTACTGAAACGCCTGACGTTGGAACAGTTGGAAGAAGCCCTGAATTGCCTTTACCGGGACCAGAACCCGTTAGATCAGAAGTTGCGCCAGTTGAAAGTGAAAGAGTGGAGCCTGCTCCACGAGTTGCTGCTGATGTTGCTCCAAGAACGGAAAGAGTCGAGCCTGCATTAGGTGATATTTCTGGAATTGAAGAAACCCGCCCAACTCCTTTAATTGAAGTTGATCCCAATGATCTGTTCCGCACGGGGCAAGTGCCGCCGTCGCCTGTTATGGCAAAGCCTGATGTCGAGCAGGCCGCAAACGAAGCCGCTCAGGGCTGGACTAACGCACCAGAAATTGTTGTTCTTGACGATGAGAACGATGCGCGTATTCCACAAGGCGTGCAGATCAAACCGAACACCAAAGGTTTTTACAAAGAAGGTAAGACCTACGTTATCGCCAGTCGCGCTAATGACCGGGCTGACGTACATGCGACTGTCCTCCATGAAAGTCTAGGCCATTTTGGTTTGCGCCAAAAGTTCCGCACTCGTCTTGACGACATCCTGAACGATATCTACGACACTAACCCGGCGACTCGCGCTGCGGCGGATGCGGTCAAACTCCCCGGCATGAGCAATGCACAGGCAGTGGAAGAGGTTCTTGCTTCTAAGGCCGAGGCTGGCCCCATTAAAGAAGCCGGTATCCGTGCTGCGTTCAACCGCGTAGCGGCGTTCATCCGTCGTGCCGGTAGAGCGATGGGCATTAAGTTCGCCTATTCCAACAACGATGTGGCCCAAGTCCTGCGTCTGGCGCAGGAGAAAGTTACCAAGGGTAGGCGCGAGGTAGTGGGTCTACGCACGGTCGCTCAGGCTAAGAAACTTGAGCGCGATCTGTTAACCACACCGCTAGAGAAACTGAAAGATCTTGGGGCGTTGACTCCTGAGCGAGCGGAACAGACCGCCGCCGTCGTAGAGGGCATGAGTAATAAGACTCGCCCGGCGTTTCTTGCGCTTCGTTCCCTGCCTGAGTTGGTAGAGATCTTCGGTAAGAAACTTCCTGCTCTTAAAGGTTTAATGCGTGGCGTTATAGATCGTGCGGTAAAATTGCGCGAAATTCGCAATCAGATAGGCGCTAACATTGAAAAATGGAATGAAGTACTGTCTGACAAACAGTACAAGGGTGCAGTTATCCAACGGTTTTACCGAATCGCGTTGGAGTCAACAGAAGAACAGATCGACTTTCGCCCGACTATCATTAAAAACGGTGTTGTTGTACGTAACCCTGACTACAAGTCGCTTGATCCGCTGACGAAAGAATTTGAGCGGTTGCCTCAGCCGTTGCAGGACGTTTACTTTGAAATGGTAGACGCTTACCGCAAGATGGCAGACCGCTACTTAGAACTCATAACTCAGAACCTGCCGCCCACCGCTGCCAATATTTTGCGCCGTGAGATTGAGGCTCGTAGGCTAAAGATTTATCTGCCGTTGTATCGTGAGGGCGAGTACTGGCTGCGTTATCAAGATCGAAATAACAACACTGTTGTTGATTCGTACACAAGTAATCGCGCCCGTGTAATTGCTAAACAAGAACTTATCAAGGCAGGAATCCCTGCGGCTTCGATTCAGACCTACGAAAAAATAGAAGACGCGATGGGCGAGAAGGGGCCGGGTGCTGGCACTTACGGGTTCTTTAGCGAAATTAACTCTGAACTTGAAAAGTACTACAAAGACAAGTACGGAATTCCTGTTCCTGTTGAGTTAAAGAACACTCTGTATAAAACATTCTTGGACTCTATTCCGGCGTCGTCTGTGCGCCAGCAGTTTCGTAAGCGCGAAGGTTATAAAGGCGCTGAAACTGACATGCTGAAAGTATATGCGATTGTGGCTTCTCGCATGGCGGGGCAATTGACCAATCTTGAATTCACTCCGCAACTTGACCAAGCCACTAAATTGCTCAAGGAAGATGTTGCTAAAGATGGCAGCATGACCGCTCAACAAGTTGAAGCCGAAATCGGTAAGCGGCTTAGTTTTCTCAGAGAACCTACTTACAACAAGTGGGTAAACAATATTGTCTTTTGGAGTTATTTCGACTTCATCATGGGCAATATCTCCTCCGCTGTGACCAACATCACGAACATTGGTACGACTGTATATCCGTTGTTGGGGGGAGAATACGGCTACGCTAAAACATCTTCGGCTATCCAAGATGCGATGGCGATGTTTATGCAAGGCGGCTGGGATAACGACGCGCAACCGACTCGGCCTAAGAAGTTCCCGCAGTCTGATAGAACCGCGTTTGATCCTGCCAAGATTCCGCCTAACTCTCCGTTAGGCCGTCTGTACAAGTCTGCCATTCAGCAGGGCGCGATCAAGCATTCGACTGCTTACGATATTACCGAAGCGCGGGATCGGGATATTGATCAGAAAGACTACATGGGGATGCTTAACTACTCTAAGCAATTGCTTGGATGGACATTCCAGAACACTGAACGGTTCAACCGTGAAGTGACTATGATCGCCGCGTTCCGGTTGGAGATGGAGAAGAACCGACTTGAAGGACGGACTGGCCGTGCGGTTGAACAGGACGCGATTGATAAGGCAATCCGTCTTGCAGAAAAGGCTAACAGTGAAACGCTAACTGAACTTAGCCCGCGTGTGTTCCAGCATCCTGTATTGAAAATTGCACTGACCTTTAAGCGTTACGCTCGCGCCATGTATGCACTTCAGTTGAGCCTGCTGCGAGATGCGCTTGAAGGGTCTAGGACTGATACCACTGGGATGAACCCGCAAGAGAAGGCTGAAGCGGAGGCAGTGGATCGGGAGTTTAGGAAGGTCGCCATTAAACAATGGCTTGGTACCATTGGCGGGGCGTTTGTATTCGCGGGAATTCAGGGCTTGCCTTTTTACGGGCTGGCTACGACTTTGGCTGCGGGAGCGAGTGCTATATCCGCTGCCATGTTTGGTGATGCCGATGATGAAATTACTGATCCCGAAGAAGACCGTAAACAAGCACTTGGGGCTTTGGCTATGCGAGGCCCAGTCAGTGAACTTCTTGGATTAGATATAGCCTCGCGTACCGGGTTCAACGGCATGTTCTGGCGCGATGACCCAAGGCGAATGGACGAAATCGGCATAGAATATTTTGCCCTTGAGCAGTTTTTGGGCGCACCGTGGGCGTCAATCCGTACTCGTATTGATGCGATACGAGATTTTCAGGAAGGGTACTATGATCGGGCGCTTGAGAAAGCAATGCCCGTTGCTGCGCGTAACTTTCTGAAAACATGGCGTTACATCCAAGATGGCGTGACGACTAAAGACGGTAAGCCGATTACCGAAGATCTGGACGCCTATGAGTTGTTCATGCAAGCATTTGGGTTTACGCCGACTCAAGTACAGAAAGCCTCTGCTCGTGCAGGGGCCAGAAAAGAAATCGTCAATGAAGTTATTGAACGCCGACAGGCGCTATTTAAGAATGCTTACGCTGCGTGGTCGCAAGGCGATCAAGAAGGCTATATAAAAGCCCTGCAAGATATCAGCAAGTGGAACAAAACCCAAACCGCCGCCGAATTCAACGCTACGATTGATTGGGATGAACTTGAGCAGTCTTTTAAACAGCGTGGCCGCGCAGAGGAAGAAGCCCTTGATGGTGTCTCAATTCCAAAACGCTATCGAGAAGGCGCAGTGAGTCGGGTAAAACAGTAGTTACCCGGTTCTCCAAACGCGCACGCCGAGGTGTCCTTCCTTGGACGAGGCATAAGCCTTTACTCGTACCTGAGCAGCCTTGGCGCGGCAATCTATAACGTATAACATTTCTGGGATCTTGAGGGTAGGAATGAAAAAACTATCCCCCACTGCCATACCCTCAAACGGAAAGATCCACTCTGGTTCAAGTACTTTGATTGTCATTTAACATCTCTTTAGGGATGTCGTACTGGAACGAATACACATGAATAGGCGGTGCGTTCATGCCTGCCTTCCACCCAGTAGAAAGCCGCATCTTTTTGGACTCCAGTTTGATATCCGACTTCTCCAGTGCTTTCTCAAACTCAGCGGAGCCTACGCTCTTTTCAGATAAGAACTTCTTAAACTTGCTCTTTGACACGTACTGGGTACCGCTTCCGATCTCAACACGGGCAACAAGTTCACCAAACGGCTCATTCACAACTCGACCCTCGTCGAAGATCAACGTGCCACGACGCCATTGATCGTTCAAGAACTCGGTAATCAAACCCTCGTAGTCCGTAATCTGGTGCTTTTGGGTGTTGTCACGAATTTTGATTGTCTCCAGTATCACCTTGTCGTAAATACGCTCTATATCAAGATCGATGATCCCGGCTTCAATGGCGATCTCGGCCCCGGCAAACGTCGCGCTAAACGCGGTTTCGTAGAATCGGAAGGCTGCATTACTGCCTAACTTGCTTGTAACAAGCCGCTTGCTCCACTTAACGATCCGAGCCTTGATTTCCTCTTCGCCCAGCGTTAAAAGCCGGTCTATGTACATGGCGCCAGCGTGCCCGTAGTTGTCATGCAGAGGATTAAATATGCTACGCCCGACTTCGATAGTCAGATACGAGGGCTGTACAAGTACGTATTCCAAAAGGCGCATGATCTCGCCGCTGGCGTTAGCCTTCTTCGACAGAATCAGATCGTAAAGCGAGATGTTTGACGACATCAGGCAGAGCATTGACGCAATCTCTTGTTGCTCGCGCTCGGCGTTAACCGAACTCTGCATACGCATCTTGCCCTTACCTTGCGAAATCAAGTGAACAAGTTTCGATATCTGCTCTGGCGGTTTGTCATGCACCTCATCCATGCCCATCATGATGTTCTTGAGAGACATAGCGCGGCTGTTAAAGGCGTTGTCAGTAGACTCGTAAACGCTGAGCGGCTTCGGTGCGCCCCATACGGAAAGCGCGGCAATGAGCGATCCAGACTTGGCTGCGCCAGATAGGCCAGTAAAGCAGAACGACATGCCGTTCGTGGACGTAAACCGCATAAGCGGGGAGCCAAAAGAGATGAATACACCGAAAGCCTGCATCTCCAACTCGGGCTGGTTGAGTTTATTGATGCAGTCCTTCCACACTTGGAAGTCGCCTTTCGGCTTCATAAGCCTAGCCACATCGCGTATCAACGGGCTGGATGCCGCCCTGCGCTGCTGGCCGTTACCGTAAAACTCGGTTTCGCCAATGATGAAAGACTTTAAATTCTGAGACCAGCCCATTTGGCGACAGACGTTCTCGGCTCTGTCACGACTTTGCAAATAGTGCGCCCATTTCATAGTGTACTCCACGATTTTCGGCCAAAGTTTCTGGTTAGGAGGCGCTACTCCAGCCTTACCTAAAATAACCTTCATACTATCAACGGACTGCGCCTCTCCCATGGAGATATACTTCTCACGGACTTCGTGAGGCAGTACGACCCTAAGCAGGAACAGTTCGCCTTCCTCTTCGCCATACATGCGCTGCACGGGGAAAAATTCATTAGTAGAAATCAGCACCGGCTCAGGCTGGATCTTTACTCCGTCTTCGTCGGTTTCGGCTGGAGGTAGGTAGTAAATTCCTCCGGTTCGTCCTCGTACATAGGGTAAGACTGCTTTAGGAAATGCCGGAATTTCTTGGGGATTCTCCGCGATCCGAACTGAGTCCTCTTGACTAATCTCTTCGGTTGCCGGAGCGGCGACGAACTTTCTCCCGATAGCAAGGGGGTTGGTGATGTGTCCTTTGTGAGGGCATCCGTTGCATCCGCCGGGGTTTCGTTGTTCAAAAATGCTGCAACTATGCGGTTTGCCAAAAGTTTCATTTGCTTTCCTTAACGTAGCGTCGGGGCTGTATCCGGGGTAGTCCTCGGACATCAAGTGAATCGCGGTTTCCCAGTCAGTGCAGTGCCGGGCGATGGATAAAGCAGAGTGCCAAACGGGTTCCGAAAGCGTACTGGCGTTTACCAATGCGTTCTTAATTTGATTGCAGCCGCTACCGTTAAGACTTTTCTCAGCAATGTCCTGAAACGCCGCCTCGTAGTTCTCTAACTTGGCTATCTGTTTAGTATCTTCATCCAGACCTTTAGGGATAAGATCAAGAATTGATCCGGCCGAGTTACCGTTAAGATGAACATCACCTAAATAATCTTTAAAGACATTGAAATCGTACTGGTGGTACTCGTCTGTCAGTAACTTAGTAGGGTTAGGTGGGTCAGTCTTGAAGTTCAGCGTCTCTGGGCAACGCATGATTCTAGTAACGTCCGCCGTTACTACCGGGTCAATCTTCATGTGATCCAAGCACAACTGCTTGAACTTCTCGGCGTAAGGCTTCCACTCCGCTATCGGTACGTCCTGTTCAAACGGCCAGTACGCATGGATGCCGTTGCCTGAATCAACGACGACAGGAGGCGGAAGTTCTGTAACCGTAAGGAAGTGATCTAGATCTTCAATAGCCCCGACCTTGCTCTTATAGCAACCTTCTTTGTCTGGCTTGACATCTAAATCAACAAAAAACGAGCGACAATAAGACGAGTAATCGCTCATGCGGCTATGGCCGCTGAAACTGCTCAGCGCGATAAATACGTTCTTACCCGCCGCACTAATTTCCTCTACTAAATTTTCAACCTCATCAAGGCTACTGGCAAACCGATTGGCTACCTTCTTGTCCTTAGAAATTTCGGTTACACAGTAGAAGCCCTGCGAAGGTAGTACGTTCTCATAAAATTGTTTTCGCATGGACACCAACCCACTTAGATAAAAAAGGCGGGGCGACAGCCACCCCGCCAACCTCACGATGAAACGTTTAGACTTGCTTGCCGATCATTCCCTCTATGTAGTTTTTGGCTTGCTTTAGGTTAGCGGCCGGAAGAGTACCGTTTTTCATGTCTTCCTCTACCAAGTACATGAAAGCCGAGACAATCTTGAATCGATGCTCTTGGATCATACGACCACGAAACCATAGATGTACGGTGTTCCTCGACACCTCAAGTGCGGAAGCAACGTAAGCAATCGGCAGATTCGCCTCCACACAAAGACGCCCAAGCCGTATCCCCAACAGAGAAGGATCGCCATTCTGTAACGTCAACAGCAGTCTATCGCCAAATGTGCGAGGCATTGAATCAACCCTTTTTCGACCACTTCTTGATTACATCCGATACATCCGCAGCAGGCGCAGCGTCGTCTGCCTTCTTAGCATCACGAATGATCGGCTCGCTCATGGCTGCAGGCCCAGTCACAATTGGCGCCTCTGGTGACTCGCCTTCGTCCTGCTGATATACCGTCAGTTTAATAGCACTTTCAGCCGCCTTAGTTTCCCTCTGACGCTGAACGGCCTCGACATCGGCCTCCGGCACCACAGCAATTGGCGAAAACAGCAACTTCGGAACAGGCGACTTAGTGTCGAACTGCATCTTAGTCACTACACGCCCTGCCGAAATGTTGTTGTTAGCAAGCATCTGGATATAGGGGCGGAACGGATACTTGCCGCCCTCTTCCTTACCAAAGCAGGACGTTGCGGGAAGCACCAACTGCATGACATCGCCACCGGGATCTTGCGGCAGAACCACCGCAGTGCGCCATGACAAACGGCAAGCAGCACCGCTTCCGCCTTGGCCCGAACCCTTCACCGACCACTGACATGAATCGCATGAAGAGGCTTGCGGACTCTTCACCTCCGGGTCTGGAGTCTTGGAGTCAGATGACCAACAAACCGGAGCGATCTTCTCGCCTTCCTTGTATGCGCCCGTGTAGTAGGTACGGCTTGCGTTGTGCGCCATCTTTACAAAGATCACATTCATATGGCGATCTTCGATGGAGCCAATCTCCTTGCCGCCAGCCATCTTACGGAACACGCCGCCCTTGATGGAGATACGCTTGGAACTTGCACCGCCACCGGCTACGGCGCGTGTATCGTCGTCAACCCCGGTCTGGATGTTGGCGAGTTCGCTCTTCAAACTTGCAATGATATCGTTACTCATAAATCCTCACTTACTGGCTTTACGTACTGAAACACCATACTCACGCATTACGTTCACGCCGGGGGGTAGCCCGTCATTCACGTTCTCTCTCAAAAACTCTTTAAAGTTGCTCTGATGTATACGCCGTTCAAGCAACTGCACCGCCTCGTTATCAAGGACAAACTTGTAGAAGTTATCCCAGTCTTGACAGAAGAAGCGTTCGTTCAACTTACGCATGACTGTGCCGTGCTTGGTCTTGATACTGTCAGCGTTTACCGCGTTGCACATCTCAAGCATCACGGCTTCTAACTTGGACATATCTTCTTTCAACTTCGCGTCGGCCAATTCGTAATCTCTAAGCAGCCGCTCACGTTCCGTGCGTATACCAAGATACGCCTCAACCAACTCATCTGTATTACCTACTGTCATACTTCCTCCAACTCCTGTGTATACAGGTCTACTAACTTTTGATGACTGTTAACTTTACCCTGCAGCATCTCGTACATCTTTCGTTCGACTTCCGAGCCGCGCAAATGCACTACTAACATCTTGTTTACTTGGCCTACTCGCTCAATACGTGCAATACACTGAAGATAAGTCTCTACACTCATCACGGGCGACCAGAACACCACCGTGTCGGCAGCGGTCAAAGTAATTCCGTGTGCGGCAGACTGTGGTTGAATGATGAGAACTCGCGGATCAGTTTCTCTCTGGAACCGATCAATGATTACTGACCGATCCCGCGCTGTAACTGCGCCCTTGATCACATCGTTCGTGATGCCCTCTTTAGTCAAGTACTCGCTTACTACGTCGATAGAATGCAGGAATGGAACGAATACTACAACCTTATTTGTCGTTTCTTCAAGTACCTCAGACAGCGCGCTCAGCCGTGGGGACACATCAAACTGCACAACGTCATGCTTGTCTGTGTAGACAGCACCCGCTGAGATCTGCAAAAGTTTACTAAGCGATGCTGCTGCGTTGACGGCTGAGATCTGTTCACCCGCTGCTTCTATCAGTAATTGCTTTTTTAACTCAGAGTAATACTTGACCACCTGCGGAGTAAGTTCCACATCCCGCATCTGATGCACGATGTCTGGCAGATCAAGGCATTCTTTCTTTGTGTACCGTATCGCTGGCTGCAACGCCCGGAATACCTCATCGGTTGCAATTGACTTCGGTACCCACTTGAACTTGCTGACTTGCGCCATCACACGATCACGCCACGCGGTTGAGAACTTCGGTACCCGCGCAGGACTGACTAACTTGGCGAGACCAAACGCATCTACAGGGGATTGCGCTGCCGGTGTGCCGGTCATCATCCACAGCCAAGTGGTTGGCTCAATCAACTTAGCCAAGGTTTTCCAGCGTCTAGTGGAAGGGGTCTTGTATGAATTGGCTTCGTCAACAATGATCAGATCAAACTTCGCTTGCTGTAACTCAGATAAAATTACGGTAGTACCGTCGTAGTTAATTACCGTAAAATCATATCCCTCATCTAATATCTTTTTACGTTTAGATGCTGACCCATGTGCTACGCCGCACGTTCGGTGCATAGCGGTCTTGAATACATCGGCCTGCCATGCTGAATACATGATCGACAACGGGCAGATCACAAGAACTTTCTTGATCACGCCTTTATTCATCAGGTAATCCGCAGCCCAGATTGCCGCGCTCGTCTTACCAGTCCCGGCCTCGTTGAAGCAGAACGCCCGTTGCCTTATCGACAGGAACGCCGCTGTGTCTTTCTGGTGAGCGAAAGGCTTGTAGAGTCCCGGCCATTCGTAATCGCGTTCGATTGGCGAAGGAATCTTGGGGATGTTCTGATTAGGCAGGAAGTGATCTAGGTATTCGGCAAGAACTTTCATCTCGCCGTGATCCCAGTAAATCAGTATTTCCTTGTTGTGCGCGTTATCCCGAATAAGTTCGATGCGATCTAAGCGCGCCGTGATTTCGGCGGCAAAACTATTCGATACGGTGAGTCTCACCGCAGTGTTATCTACTATTTGCATACTGTACCTACTGAATTAAAGAGCCCGTATCGTGGGCCAGACGGTTAGCGCCTAGGGCAAGAGGTTTGGGCAGTAATTGCCCTTCCCTATCACTAACTGACATGGTTATCTGAAGAAGGTGTGGGTGGTAAAACTCCTTCAGGCACACTCATGTCTTGTGCATTACTTCATCGCTCCGCTTGATGTTCTACGAAACGACCGATTCTTGCTGGGCGACTGTAGCCTAGTTCCATCGCCGTTGCTACCGCCTTTCGACAACGCCTTAACATGGGCAATGTCTTTCCCTTTTCGGCTAATACCTTTTTTGTCGTAACTACGACGCGCCCGCTGGCGCTCCATTCGGTTTTCGTGTTCGTCTCTTTCGACTTGCTGTTTGTATTCTTTCTTGTACGGTCTTGCTTTGTTCACGTAAGGCATAACTACCTCTCTCTGTAAAATTTACACGTGTTAACGGGACACCATCCGCACAACCCGCCCGGCTTTGCCATCCACATGTTATTAGCAAAAGCCATCTCCAGTTGATCTAAATGCGGAATAAAATTTTCCCACAACTTGCCTGCTTGATCTCGTGTGTACTCTTCGTTAACAAAACTATTGTGCATCACAAACAGTAAGCCAGCCCTGATCCGCTCCACTTGTGGAAAGTGTGCATAAGTCATCAGCGCCATTAACTTTAACTGCTTCGGGTCGGGATAACGGTTACTGCCCGTCTTGTAGTCGATGATGTAGGCATCAGTCCCGTCCACTACAAGCAAGTCAACAATACCCCGTACCCACCTAGTATCGGAATCAAACTCGCACGGTTGCCGCTCTCGCGTCAGCGCCATCTGATATTCGCAGTATCTATCGCCCTCAATCTCAAGTATGGCATCAAGCGGGGGCTGAAACCGTTGATAGTTTTTAACTAAAGGCACGCCTTTGCAGACGTAATCTTCCAACGCCTTGTGAACTTCTGTTCCGTAAAGCATTTGCTCAGAGGCTTTCTTAACAAAGTCCTGCGCTACCTTAGTGTGGTAGTACTGCTTCGGACAATTAATAAAGTCCTTGAGGCTGCTGAATGACCAGTTAATCATCAAACCGACTCG